ACAAACTTGAGAGAGAATCAAATGAAAAAAACTAAATCAATGAAGGTGGCGGAGTACTTCTTGGCAAACCCAAGTGCAGTACCTAAAGTTGTTGGTGCAAAGTTCAAGATGCACATGCCTCAGGTGTATGGCATCCGTAAGCGTGTGCTTAGTGGGTCTATGTTGGGGCGTATCAACGACCAAATTACTGATGCCGTAACGCAGAGCAAACCATTCGTGCCAAGCAACAAGGCAGATGATTTGCAAGTGGGCGGTGACCACTACAAGAACATGGGGATACAACCTTGGAAGGCTATGGAATCATGGATGACACCCGAAGAATTCCGTGGTTTCTTGAAGGGCAACTCAATCAAATATCTTGCACGATGCAATAGCAAGGGTGGTGTTGAGGATGTGAAAAAGGCAAGGCATTACATCGACAAACTTGTTGAGGTGATGAATGATTATGACAATCCTTGATGCCTTATGGTACGGACTTAAATTTGCAATTTTCATTATTGGCACGACAGCCATATTGGTAGCAGCATTTGTGTTGCTAGTGATATGGCTTGAGCGCCGTGAAAGGAATCGCCGTGGAGACAGATGAACTGCGAGAGCGGTGGCGTGAGACTGCCCAACATGGAGGGGGGTATTGCCCTGTCTGTGATAGGTGGGGTAGCGTATACCGCATCAATCTAAACGAGACGATGGCGAAGTCACTGATATGGCTAACGAGAACACCACATGCAGATGCTAGTGGGTGGGTAGAAGTACCGACCAAAGCACCGACATTTGTTCTCAGGTCAAACCAGTTACCGACCCTTAAACATTGGGGACTTGTTGAGCGTATGCCTAACAACGACCCAAGCAAGAAGTTCTCAGGTATATGGAGAGCCACGGACAAAGGCAGAGACTTTGTGAACGGCACTATCCGCGTACCCAAGAAGGTCTACATCTACAACGATGTTGTGGAAGCATGGTCTCCCGAGTCAGCCAACATCGGTGAATGTTTCGGTGAGTTCTTTGATTACCAAGATGCAATGAGGTCAACATGGACATAGTAACCATCGACTTTGAAACTTACTACGACCAAATATTTTCTCTGTCAAAGATGACGACAGAAGCGTATGTGCGTAGCGATAAGTTCGAGGTCATAGGCGTGGGGGTTAAGGTCAACGATTACCCGACTGATTGGTACAGTGGTAATGATGTTGGCAAGTTCCTCAACAGTCTTGACTACAAAGACAAAGCAATCCTTTGTCACAACACCGCCTTTGATGGGGCGATACTGTCATGGCACTTTGGAATCAAGCCTAAGTTGTGGCTTGATACTATGAGCATGGCTAAACCTTTCCACAACATCACTGTGGGGGGTTCACTCAAGGCACTCGCTACTTACTACGAACTGGGGGCTAAGGGTGACGAAGTTATCCAAGCACTCGGCAAGCACCGCATGGACTTCACGCAAGAAGAACTTGCTAGGTATGGTGAGTACTGTAAGAACGATGTGGAAATTACTTACGCATTGTTCAACAAGTTGAAGCGTGGTTTTCCTGTCAGTGAACTGCTGGTGATTGACCAAACCTTACGCATGTACACCGAACCAACCATCGAGTTGGATGTGGATGTGTTACAGAAACATCTTGAGGAAGTCATTGAACGCAAGCGGTTGTTGATTGACGACCTTGGTTTGACTGGTATTAGTAAGGACTCGATTACAAAGACATTGATGAGTAATCAAATCTTTGCAAAGTATCTTGAGAACTTGGGTGTCGAACCGCCAACGAAAGTGTCCGCACGCACAGGCAAGGAAGCCTACGCATTTTCAAAGACAGACAAGGCTTTCACAGATTTGTTGGAGCATCCTGACCCAAGGGTTCAGAACGCAGTCTCGGCTCGGCTCGGGGTCAAGTCCACTCTAGAGGAGACCCGAACCCAGTCTCTAATAGAGGTGGCGGGGCGGGGTCGCCTACCAATCATGCTCAACTATTATGGTGCGCACACAGGTAGGTTCTCGGGTGGTGACAAGATGAACCTGCAAAACTTACCTGCTCGTGGGAACAACAGTATCCGCCGTGCATTGAAAGCACCCAACGGACAAGTTCTTATTGCGTGTGACTCATCACAGATTGAGGCCCGCATGGTTGCATGGTTGGCTGAGCAACACGATTTAGTCGGTGCGTTTGCCGAAGGTCGTGATGTCTATTCCGAGTTTGCCAGTGAGGTATACGGACGCACCATAACAAAGTCTGACAAGGTTGAACGATTCGTTGGTAAGACTTGTATCTTGGGGCTTGGCTACGGCATGGGGGCTGAGAAGTTCAGACGCACACTAGAGATAGGTCAAGGTGGTATCTCTGTCAAGATTGAACTGCATGAGGCTGACCGCATTGTGCGTTTGTACAGACAGAAGAACCACAAGATTGTTCAGTTGTGGAACAAGTGTGGTAACGCACTGGGCGGTATCCTTGCACGACAACATGGTGTCATTGGCAAGATGGTGACCTACGATGAGGAAGGCATACGCCTACCCAATGGTTTCTATATCAGATACCCTGCACTCAGAGCATCGCCAAACGGCTACGAATATATTTCAGATGCCCGAGCATACCGCAAGGCTGTGAAGGACAGAGTGCTAACAGGGCAGTCTGATGAGATTGACTGGACAAAAATCTATGGTGGGAAAGCCACGGAGAATTTAATCCAAGCCCTCGCTCGCATAGTTGTTGCAGAGCAAATGGCGAAGATTGGGCAGCACTACCATGTGGTGTTTCAAGTCCACGATGAAATCATCATCGTTGCCCCGGCAGCCGAGGCAACACACGCAGAGCAACTTATTGTGGAAACAATGTCTACCCCTCCCGTCTGGGCACAGGACTTACCAGTCGCATGTGAATCAGGCGTGGCAGAAAACTATGGAGATACATAATGAATCAGGTGACAAACTTAACCCAAGTCGTTGAGGAAAAACGCAAGGCAGAAGTCCTCGACATCATGCAGAAGGCTATTGATAAGGTCGAAGAAGATGGTGCGTCCAATGTGCTCATCCTGCTCAAGACCGATGGTGTGTACTCACGATTCTCGACAAGCATTGATGATGTGATGGAGGTTATCGCCCAGTTGGAGGTACTGAAATACGACATCTTGCACAGGATGAATCAGTGATGTATACTGGACTTTCCAATTAAACAGAGAACCCCAAGGACACCCCGAGGGGCTACAACCTATGCGCCTTTCCCACTCATACTCGTCAATCAAGTTGTACGAGAATTGTCCGTTGCGGTACTTCCGCCAACGAGTTGTCAAAGATGTTGTGGATGAAGGCGGTGAGGCAAGTAAGTATGGTGAAAGAATCCATGAATACCTTGAGCATCGCCTGAAGCAAGACGCCCTACTTCCACAGGAGGTCGCCCATTACGAGCCATTGTGCGCATCGGTGGAGCGCATCTCGAAGGGCGGTGAGTTGTACATCGAGAAAGAACTTGTGCTGAGTGATAACCTGACACCTACTGGGTGGTGGGATGCTGACGCATGGCTGAGAAGTAAACTTGACATCCTTGTAATAAACGGTAACATGGCTAATGTCATGGACTGGAAAACAGGTAAGCGGAAGGCTGACCAGTTTCAGATGCAACTGTTCGCTGCGCAGGTGTTCAAGCACTTCCCTGAGATAGATGTTGTCAAGACTTCACTGGTGTGGCTCAAGACATTTGAGATTGACACAGAGACATATCTGAGGTCAGATGTCAACCCGATATGGGCTGACATCATGAAGCGAATCCAACGCATCCACAGTTCGTTGGAGCATGACAACTGGCCTGCCAAGCCTAGCGGTTTGTGTAGGTACTGCCCTGCTCGGCACGACTGTGACTACGCTAGGGTTTAACCTTACTTGACATTCGTGTAAAGGGGAATATAATGAGTGCATTGACACCCGAAAGCAAAGTAAAGCGTAAGGTTGTTGAGGTCTTGAAGCGTCATGGTGTGTGGTACTTTTTCCCTGCCAACAATGGGTTTGGCAAGGCAGGAATCCCCGACATCATTGCGATTGTGAAGGGTCAGTTTTGCGGTATCGAAGTGAAAGCCGATAGGACAAAGAAGCCTACGGCATTGCAAGTGAAGTGCGGTGAGGAAATCCAACGAGCAAAAGGTTGGTGGTTCTTAGTGTATGACGCTGAGTCCATCCGCTCATTGGAACAAGCAATAGAAGAAAAACTTTACAGGTGACGACATGTTGGTAGTTGAGAAGGCAAGGACACTTGCCCTTAAATTGAACAATCCCAATCGGGTGCTTGACAGTATCCCGACTGCTAAGACTGTGGAAGTTCGGGGCATCCCCCTCGTACTGACTCCGCATAGTCTTGATGAAGTGCGTGTGCTACGCAACCTTGGTATCAATGCGCCTTCACCCATCCTCCATTACTATGACTGGTGTGGACAGTACACACCATACGAACATCAAAAGCAAACGGCGGCGTTCCTGACACTGCACCCCAAAGGTCTTGTGCTGAACGAGATTGGCACAGGCAAAACACAATCATCTTTGTGGGCGGCTGACTACCTCATCAAGACCAAGCAGGTGAAGAAGGTTTTGATTCTGTCGCCACTGTCTACACTGGAGCGTGTGTGGGGTGACGCTATCTTTACAGGCTTCCCCCATCGTAGGTTTGTGGTTCTGCATGGCACTGCTGAGCGCAGAAAGAAGTTGCTCAAGACTGAGGCAGACTTCTACATCATCAACCATGACGGCTTCCCCATTATCTCGGAACTCGCACAAGGAATGTTTGACCTTGTGATTGTTGACGAGGCGGCAGTGCTACGCAACCCATCAACGCAACGCTTCAAGGTATTCCGGAAGTGGATGGACAACAATACATCAACACGTTTGTGGTTGATGACCGGAACACCGACGCCTAACGACCCGACAGACGCATGGGCATTGGCTAAGTTAGTCAACAGTCCGTTCTGCACCAAGACCTTTACCTCGTTCCGTGAGCAGGTCATGATGAAGATTGCGCAGTGGAAGTTTGTGCCGAGACCCGAGGCAGTGGACATCGTAAAACATATCCTTCAACCTGCGGTTCGTTACACACGAGACGAGTGTTTCGACTTGCCTGAGACAGTGATTCAAACTCGACAGGTCGAGTTGACTGCTGAACAGAAGAAGCATTACACACAGATGCTGAGACATTTTGTTACTGAGATGTCCACGGAAGGAACAATTACTGCGGTTAATGAAGCGGTGAAGATTCAGAAGTTGGTTCAGATTGCGTGTGGCGTAGCCTATGGTGACGATGGACGCAACATTGAACTCGACTGTACACCACGAATCAACTTAGTGAAGGAGGTGATTGAAGAAGCAGGAGAAAAAGTAATTGTATTTGTACCACTGACCGGAACTCTGCACATGTTGGAGAAAGAGTTGTCGAAGCACTGGACTGTTGGTGTTGTGAATGGTGAGGTATCGTCAACCAAACGCAATCAGATATTCCAAGATTTCCAAGAAGCCAAAGACCCACATGTGTTGATTGCTCACCCCGCAACGATGGCGCACGGACTTACATTGACTGTCGCGTCAACGATTATCTGGTATGGGCCAGTGACAAGCAACGAACAATATGTTCAGGCGAACGGTCGCATTGAGCGTATCGGCAAGAGGCATACATCGAACGTCATCCACATCGAGGCGACAGACCTTGAGTACAAGATGTACGAACGATTGAAGAACAAGCAGAAACTGCAAGGCTTGCTTCTTGATTTGATTCAACAACAAACAAATAGGTGACACTATGACTGTAAATGTAGATGATGTAGTCGCAACATACATGAAGTTGCGCTCACAGAAAGAGTCCATTGAGGCTGAGGTGAAAGACCGAGTGTCTACCATCAAAGCCAAGATGGAGAAGTTAGAGGCTTGGATTAAAGAACAAGCAGACGCTCAAGGCGTTACAAGTTTTAAGACCAAGCATGGCACTGCTTTCCTTACAACAACTGACTACGCCAATGTAGCGGACTGGGATGCCGTACTGGATTTCATTCGCACACAAGAAGCGTTTGACATGTTGGAGAAACGCATTAGCAAGATTGCCGTCCGTGGATATATTGAGGCAAACAAAGCCGTACCCCCCGGGGTTAACTACGGCACGAAACTGGAAGTAAATATCCGTACGCCTGCCGCTAAAGTGGAGGACTAAGACATGGGAATCAAATCATTTTTCGGTAAGGGATTGGCGTCCATGCTCCAAGCCCATCAAGAACATACGAACAGAGCACTTGGTGCACAAGCAACTATATCCACAGACATGGAGCGTATGTTCGGCAACTGCTCCCCCGCAGTAGTTGCGTTCAGAATTGAGAACGGCTTTGTCGTTCGGACGATGCACCAAGAAGAAGTGTATGAAGGCAGACGCCAAGGTGGGTTTACATACTGTAAAGACCATCAAGCGATTGCTGAACACATCGTTGCATCCGAAGCCAAGCGTAAGTTAGGCATCGGTGAGGAGTATCAACAAGAAATGTTTGCCGCTGAGAAAGCACGAGCAGTGGCTATGCAAGGAAAAACACTCGTGTCTCGTGCGCCTAATCGCATTTAACCCGCTCAACAAAGGAGAATTTCTATGAGCAACATCGTATCTCTTGCCAATGTGCAAGTCCCCGCCCACCTCGCTCAACGTGTTGGTGTTCCTTCAGTTTTGTCTCAGTCCTTGTCGGGCGGTATCAGTGGTGGCGGTGAAGCCGTACCTCGTATCTCCATCAAGGGTAGCCGCTTCCGTATTGTCGAAGGTACAAGCGAGACCGTACTCGACACAACTTCTTTGGATGTTGTTGTCGTTGGTGCGAACCCCCGTTTGTCGAAAACTTGGTACGCAAAAGCATGGACACCTGAGAGTGAACCATCATCCCCTGACTGCTTCTCGTTGGACGGCATTAGCCCTGACACTGCAAGCACTGACCCACAGAATGACCTGTGCGCATCTTGCCCACAGAACGCATGGGGTAGCAAGGTGACTCCACAGGGTAAACAAATCAAAGCATGTTCTGACCAAAAGCGTTTGGCAGTCGTGTCTGCTGACGACCCAACTGGGCCTGTATACTTG